ACGCATATATTTGAGATAGCCACTAGCCCTAAATGTCTGGAATTAGGCCGTAAAAAATAGCAAAAAATTATGTGCGGATGTGTATATGGATATATTTTAAATCAAATTCGTCCCCCACCCCACCCCCTCACCGCCCCGTCTAGGGGCATAGCAAGGGCAAGGCAGGGCGTGGTCTAAGCCCTAGCTATAACGTAGCTCATAGCATGCCTAGACCACAGTATTAGCTAGTGATTGTTTAATGATTACATAGCGATGTTACATTTGTAGGAATTGTAACGTGCTCTCTATCGTCTCTAATACGTTATAACCTAGCCTGCCCATTAGCCGCGTTTAGCAGGCTTTACGAGCTCTCGTACGCTATTGGAATAGGGCTAACGGCGGAGCTCTCGTTATTACGTCCAGGCAGCGATACCAGCCTCAGTGTGTCACTATAAGTTTTACACTGCACATATCCCCACGTTCCCACGGCCCAATCCGCCATTTTAAACTGCTCTTATTTCAAAACTGCCTATAAGTTCTACATGAGTCAATCTGCACCACGTACGATATTATTGTACTATTTGTTGGCATAACGTATGCTACTATGTATTACCGTATGCAGCGAACGGTAATAGTAACCAAGATTAGCCTGAAAGCCCTAAACAAGCTCATAGCTCTCGGTTACACAGTCGTGATTCGGTAATAGGAGTTCTTATGACTAAGACTAAGCGTGAAATCTGGGAAGAAGTTACCAAGCTTTTAAATCTCTCCCAATTCAGACAGACGATGGGATGCCCGATGACTTACGACTCTAAGTTTGAGCGGGCTAAAACTGTATCGAAGTCTAAGAAGGTCCACGCGCTGTGTGATGCGGGCCTGAAAGCTCCGATTACTAATAACCAAGAATGCGGTCAATGCGGCATCCAAATGAAGTCGTATTTCCTCAAGGATGGTCTTTGCAATGGCTGTCGTAACCCACATCTGATCGTTACCGCTCAAGTGAAAGGAGCCTAACATGTTAACCCTTTACTTCACCACGTCTGTCCTTGTCTGGATTGGATACATGAGCCTTGCAGCGCTAGCTGTAGCAGCAGTTTGGGAGTGATTATGAAGTACACCAAAGCACAATTAATCGAGATCTGGTTAGCAGAGTTCCCAAATGAAGCTAATCACCCAGACCTAGAGCACAACGCCTTAGCTGGTTGGGTGCTCTGTAAAGACGGATTCTATCGTGACTGGGTTACTTACGAACTGATGAAACGCAAAGGAGCTTAATATGTGGTTCTACAAACGCTTCTTAATCAACGTCATGGACTACCATGGCCGTGCTCATATGCGCTCGCGCCGTGTGACCTTGGCTCGATTGTTAGCGATGGGAGTTTAATATGCCTAAGTCAATTCCAGCACGCGAACGCTTCGACAGTCGGATTAACAAGTTAGCTAACGGATGTTGGCAATGGACTGGCACAGTTAGCGGTTCGGGTTACGGAGTGTTGTGGGTTAACGGTGAATACAAGCTAGCGCATAGATTGGCCGTCGTGTTCTTCGTAGGCATGCTATCAGATGGTTGGACTGTTTGCCACACTTGCGACAACAAGCTCTGTGTAAACCCTTCGCACCTGTTCATCGGGACACAGCAAGACAATGTTAGCGATATGGTTGCTAAAGGCCGTCACGCTAACCAAGTCAAGACACATTGTTCAAAGGGCCACGAATACAACGAAGAGAATACTTACGTTCGTAAGGATCGTGGCGGAGGCAGACAGTGTAAGGTGTGCAACCGAGAGAGTAACCGAAAGACCTATTATCGCCGTAAGGCGAAGGAGGTTGCTTAATATGTACATCGAGATCACTCAAGACACAGGCCTTTGCAATGACTCCGGAGAATTCCGCCAATTCGAGCTCATGACAGGCGGATCAAGTCCACAAGAGTTGGCCGAGAACGCTTTCATTGTGGAAGTTGATCAAGACGGCAACGACCACGAATGTCACCCACTGAGCGAGTACTGCGAACGCGTGTACCAGCGCTGTATGGTCATCATCGCAAAGGCATGGCTTGAATCTCAACTGGAGGCAGCGTGATCAACGAAGATCTTTACATAACCATAATGGACAACAACGAATGGTGGTTCGTCTATAGCGATGGCTCTGCAATGCTCATCACTGATGAACCTCAGATGGACTGTTAGCGTACTTAAGTTAAATATAATTCTAAAAGTAATATGAGTCAACGTCAGTCTACGTTACCCTCATAACAACGGACAAAGGAGGAGTGTATGCGAACCTTAATCACCTCATGCCTGTTAGTCGTACTTGCAGCTCTTACGCAGTCATGCGGTAAGCACAAAGGCGGCGTATCTTACATCACCGTACCTCTGCAACGCACTTCCGCTGACTTCAGAGCACTGGGTCACAACATCACTCAAGACCTTCGTCCGTACGGTGACAACACTTTCTTTGACGTCGCGTTTGATGGACCAGAGCTCAAGATCTTGGTTGTAGGCCATTTATACGAGATTATTAGCAATAATCCTGGCCAGATTCCAAGCCTTGCAGCTTACATCAACGCGCAAAACGCTGACATTGTGGTCTTAGGTGGCGATAGCATTTACGGCGCTCAAGACGAATCGAGTGCTCAAACGTTCCACGCCGATTGGGCTCACTTGAATGCGTTCATTGCACAGATCAATGCCAAGGTGATTCAAGTTGCAGGTAATCACGACGGCTGGAGTTACGACCTACGCTATCAAGACATGGCGAAGGATTACTTTAAGTCCGTGAACCTGACTAACTTTGGCCTGGGCTTCTCGGTCGGTGGCCGCTCTGTCGCCCTAGACTTCGTGTACACCGGAGACTTCTACTTAGACGCGGGTTGTGTTGCTGGAATGGCAGCAAACTTCCCTAAGTACGATAACACTCTTATGTTTGGCGGCATGAGAATGAATGCAACGAGTGAGCTCGGTTCTATCCCAGTTATGCTCGACACTTTCAATCCAGGCCTAACCAACTTGCAGTATTTTAGTGGTGATTACGAGGAGCACGACGCGCCAATTACCATGCCTCACGTCTCAGCATACAACGTGTCAACCGTAAAGCCTGACAGCCCTTTTAAGTCGATTCTAATCGCCATCAACAAAGACGGTGTGTCTGTAAATCAGTAAGGAAGTAGTATGAAGTACCCAATCTCATTATTAGTGCTGACTCTCTTTGCAGTATCAAATTGTGGACAGATGAGAGGCGAAAAGGGCGATCCTGGCGTTGATGGCTTGAACGGAGCTCCAGGCATTCAAGGCCCTACAGGTGCAACAGGATCAACTGGCCCGACTGGTGATAGAGGTCCAGCAGGTGTGGATGCAACGCCTGTCACAATGGTTAAGCTCTGCCCCGGCAGTCCCGTTTATCCTACGACGTTTATTGAATATGCGTTTTGCGTGAATAACAAACTATATGCAACTTATTCTGCAAATGGAGGATTCACGGCGCTGCTACCGCCCGGCGCGTATACCAGTAATGGTATTAACTCGCGTTGTGATTTCAACGTGAGCGTTAACTGTCAGATTACTAATTAGGCAACTGTAACCTGTAGCTGATTTTAAAGGAGTTTTTATGAGTGACAACAAAGCATGTAAGTGCTGCACAAATTGGTACAACGCCGTTGGTGACCTGATGAACGCTTATGACCGACTTCGTTCCGGAAGCGTTACTAACGACGCAGCCTACAAGTGGTTAGAAGGCTATATCGACGGCGTCCGCTCTGTTTCAGCAAGGTTTCAGCGTGCGAACGGAAATCATGAGTGCCGAGAAAGCCAGAAGGTTACATAATCACAAATTGTCTCGTGAGGCCGAAATCGAAGGAGTTTTTATGAGTGATTGTGTGATTAATTTAAGGGTTTTGTGGTGGTCATTTCAATACACCGCTTACGGTCGGTTTAGATTCGGCTTCAATAGGTGGCTTTGGCAGAACGAACGTTATCGGGCGATGTTAAAGCCTATCGCACTTTATGAATGGGATTGGTCTAAACGAAACACTGAGAGTTTAGGTCGATGAGACAAATTAAATTGTAACCTCTGGCGGCGTGGAAGGGCACGCATGGTTTAGCGCGAATAACCAGGACCCGGATGCCCGCGCTGTTTAGGGTCCAGCCGGTATCAAGCCCGGCCCAGAGGAAACAAGCCTGCGGGTGCCCTGCTGCGGCGAAAGCCTAAGTCCGAGCGCAAGGGGTAAACGTAGCGGTCAACGGCCCGCAGGATTCATTGAGCGCGAATTGAATGGAGTTTGTTTATGAGTAGAGACGGTTTGTCTGGAAAACCAAGTGATTGGGGTCCTCTTCCGAAAGGTGACGATTATTCATCTGATTGGGAAGACATTGAAGCACTGGAAAACGAAAACAAACATCTGCGAGCTGAGCGTGACGACGCCCGCGAGAACTCAAATCGGTTTCAAATGGAGGTCATGCAACTCCGCGCTGAGTTAGACGAAGCAAAAAAGAACATCGCTAATGCCCGGTTGGACCTTGAATGGCCCATTGTTAAAGAGCGAGACAAGCTCCGCGCTGCGCTTGAGCGCATCAACAACATCGCTGGAAACAGCGGAGATAATCCAATGCAGGGCCTGCTCTCTATTCGAGATGAAGTGAAGCGGGTTCGCAAATGAGACAATTGAATGGAGTTTGTTTTATGAACTGCGACCACGATTGGCAAACAATTAACTTTGATGGGACGAGTACGCGTGTACTTTGCACCAAATGCGCGGACATTAGGTCGAAAGAAGGGCCGAATAGAGTCGAGCGACTAATCGTTGCACTTGAGAAGGCTCGCGATGACATTCACAACGCCTGCTGCATGCAGGAACCATCTCGACCGCACTGCATTGCCTGCATGGAAGCAACAGAGGCTTTAGAAGCTGAGAAGTGACAATTCAAAGATTTGTAACTAGAGGTGTGTATGAAATCGAGAGATCTTAAAGACTCGGAGTTGACCTTAATCCTAGATCAAATGACCTCTTTACGAGATCGTGCCTTGTTCATTGTTGGCATTAAAACCGGCTTTCGTATTTCAGAGCTCCTCTCTTTGCGTATCGAGGATGTGTCACAAGAGGACGGTAGCATTCGGGACACGCTTACCGTACACCGCCGAAACATGAAGGGTAAGCGCCAGAGTCGCACCATTCCCCTACACCCTCTCGCTAAGCAGGCGTTACAAAGTTACCTCAAAACAGGCGTTGTGGGTAAACTATTCCCCATGACCAGGCAGCACGCTTGGCGTGTCATTAAAGAGGCATCCCGTAAGGCCCGTCTGTCCGGTACTGTATCGACCCATTCCATGCGTAAGACCTTTGGCATGAACGTCTACCTCAGGACCGAAAAGAACGTTGTAGCTGCACAAAAAGCGCTAGGTCATGCATCTTTAGCCTCAACTACGCATTATCTCTCTATCGGACAGGACGAAGTTGACGCCGCAATCTTAGCATAGGCTAGTACGTTAACAATTGTTTTCTGTACATTAGCGTACGCGTACTCTATTATCGTAAGTGTGTCGCTAGTAAGTTAGGTATGTCTTAACTTACTGGTGTCCGTTATGACTTTTTACGTCCGTTAGGCGTTTAAAGTGGTTCTGGTGATGGCGCAGGATGCGCAATACGTAACCCCAAGGAGGGTCATTATATGGCCTATGCATTAGAAATTGGAGTACCTATGTCACCTACAATGAGCCAGATTAAAGTATTACTACAGGCTATTGAGGATATGAAGGCTAAGATCCTTGAGGTCTGGGCGGACGATACGATACCGTACGCTATTAAAACACGTAAACTCGACGAGATGCGAGCCGCTCTACGCGCTACCGAGCACTATGTGATTAGCCTGATGTCTGAAGAGGTCAGCTTCACCGACGGCAACGGTAACCACGGTGAACAAGATGGGCATGACGGACACGATGGCACCGATGGAAGTGAGGGTGGCACATGAGCACCGACCTGCAAAAAGAAGTGGAACGGTTGCGCGTAGAACTCGCTGCCTCGAAATGGCGTGAGCGTATGTGGAAGAAAGCCGCAATGTCTTGGATGGCCGACGCTGACGCGCTCAAGGTCGAATTGGAACAGGTCAAGCGCATGAGAGACGACTGGCGCAAAGACGTGATGGCTTATCAAGCTGAGATTAAGGGTTATTTAGACACTGCTAACGTTTGCTCTAAAGAACGTGACGAGTTCAGGCTGGAACTCAAGCAAGAGCGCGAACGGAATGCGCGGCTAGTTGAGGCGCTGAAACAAATAGCCTACGATGCCGGTAGCTGGGACCAGCTTCGGGATAAGTACCAATGGCAATATTGTAACATCGCCAAGCAAGCCCTACAGAGCGCCGCAAAAGAATAATCAGTCAAGGAGTACCACATGACTGTTGAACAAGAAGTTCTCATCAAAGCCCTAGCCTACACTCGTGACCTTGTGTCGAGTTATCCCGACGAGGCTATACACCTCACTGTGTACAACAGCCTCATTAAGCAACTCCGTGCCACGTTCCGCGTTGTCCCTTCGCAAACCGAGGCGAGTTACGTCCTCTCCCCCTCACGCGCCGTCTTAAAGAAGGTCGATTAAAATTGAAATCTTCTTGAAATGTTAGAGGTGCCGTCGTATTTTGTGATGGTCGGAGTCCGACCCGCACCTCCAATTTAAGCTTATTCCTATGTAATTTCACATATTTAGCTTTCAAATCTCCACAAATTTTGTGGTTTTTACTTAAGGTGCTGGCCGATGACTCCGAAAGGAGAATCGATGGCAATTGAAGTAAGACCCTATAAGAAGAAAGACGGTACCACGTCCTGGTACATCTATATAGATGGAAAGAACGTCAAGAAGTCCGGCCTTGTTGCAGCAGGCTTTTCACCTGACCTCACGTTTGAGCAGGCCAAAGCGAGAGCAGCGCAACTCAACGCACAGAATAAGTTAGAGCTCAGATCCAAAGAGCGCTTAAAAATTGCCGAGCGCATGGAGACTGAAAGGCTTGAGGCCCTAGCCTTCCTACCTAAGCTCGACATTGAAGAGTTCGAGAATGGAGTCTTGGCGCCAAAGTTCTTAGGTACGATGGTCTGGGACCATAAGCATAAGCTTGCCGTGAAATGGAGAGCTGCGATCATTACAATGGGAGCAGTAAAACTGGACCCATCTGAATGGGCTGAGAAGCCATTCATGTTCTACAACTACTTCATCCAGCAAAAATTTAGCCCAGGATACACCGAACGCATTATCGCGTTAATGAACCTGTACGGTTACTTCTATTGCCGAAAGTATAAGAAGGCCTTCTTTCCACTACCGCCTCTTAAAGGGAAGCTTAGGATTAAGCAGGTTAACGCTTATCGTTCAAAACCTGACCGTAGACATAAGAGTGATCCTATCTCACCTGCTGAGCTCGAAGTCGTTAAGAGTAATCTTAAAATAGAGCAATACAACTGGGTCTTTATCTCCCTATGGTTTGGCCTTCGTCCCGAGGAAGTAGACGCATTAAAAGATCCTAACGCAGAGTACCCCTACCGAGTGGAGACTCAGGACGGTGTACAAATCCTTCACGTCTATCAGACTAAACTTCAAGAGTCTGTCGATGAAGAGGATCGCTGGAAGCTCATTCCAATTCTCTACCCCGAGCAAGGAGACGCGTTAAAAATAATTCGTAGCGGCAAGTTTGACCGTCCTCTACCTAAGACGCTTCAGAAGTATTTTAATAAACCGCATGTCGATACTTATTCCGGTCGTAAGAGCTTCACTGACTTAATGCTAGGACTTGGGCAGAGGCTTGAAGACATATCGCAGTGGATGGGTCACACAACGCTTGATCGTACGTGGGCAGACTATAAGCGTCGCGATAAGGTACATTTCACGAAGCCCGTCGCTAAGCGTCGCAAAAAAGCTGCCTAGCGGGTTCAGTCTAAATCGCATAAGTGTATAATTTAACTAAATAAATTACATAGAGAATATTGACTGGGTCATGCTTTTCACTTCTCACCCATCTTGTCAGTCGTATAATCTATATACAGAAAACCTGTGCCATCTCTCATACGTTAATACTTGACGTGGTACGTTAGCTGCACTATAAGCAGCGCATGAAAGGTGAATTACATATGGACGAGAAGAAGCTTTCCCAGATCGCAAACTTAAACGCTACTGCTAAGGCCGTATTCAAGGTCTTTAAAGAACGTGATCGTAACCCACGTGAGGGTATGATGGACACACGTCGCGTACGCTACGAACTCGAACAAGAGGGCGTGAAAGTTGTGCCACAGGAGTTCGTCGAGGTATTTAAGAATCTCGAAAAAGCAGGCGTTGGTAAGCTGATCACTGAAAAAGGTAAACCGATGACCTTTAAGTGGCACACCAGCATGAAAGACGTAGCTGCAATGGCTCTTGTCACTGGCGGTACAGTAACCCACGCTGAATCTTCGAAGCAGCCTTCTACTAACCATCATGCTGGTGTTGTAGCAGTGTTGCCTTCAGGACGCGAAGTTCCCCTATCACTACCTAATGATCTATCTCAAGAAGACGCACAAGCACTTTGTAAGATGATCATGCGCCGAGCACGTTAAGCTTGACGCTTGTACGTTAATAACGTACACTGTACAGGATGGCATTACCTGTTGTCCTGTTTATCGATGAAGTATGTAATAAGCCTTATGATCCTCACGTTCTAGCTACACAAGCGCTAGGCGGCACAGAAGCGACCGTTGTACGAGTTGCCGAGGGACTTGCTGCAACAGGACTGTTTTCTGTAGCTGTACAACAGCACTGTAGGGTTCTTTATTTTGATGAAGGCGATGTAGTCTACAGGCCGATTGGGGACACCATGTCTCCTCCGGATTACGTCATCTCCCTACGCTCTCCCGAAACGCTACGTAAAGCTAAGGAGCGCTTCCCCAGAGCTCGACACTACCTCTGGAATCATGACCTTTGCTCTGCTGAGACAGCGCGGGACATGGTCAAACAAAGCGATTTCACGACTATTGCCGTGTCGAACTTCCACAAGACCCAAATTCAAGACACTCTCTACCCGCAAGGCTACTCCGGCCAGTTTCCGGTCAAAGTAATTTACAATCCGATTTCAGACGACTTGGCGCCGGACAGTACACCGGTAGACCCTAACAAACTCTTGTGGATTAGTTCGCCGCATAAAGGGATCGACTATGCTCTTGCTGTTTTTAAAAATCTTCTTAGCTTCAATCCTGACTTTCGATTGTATATCGCGAATCCCGGCTACCTTCCGAACTATGAAGGAGTTCAGCAAGGAGTTACCACGCTGGGTGCCTTACCTCACGCTGATGTCATACATCACCTTAGAAACAGCCTTTGTTTATTTTATCCTAACATAGTTTTTCCCGAGACATTCGGCCTGTGCTTTTCAGAGCCCAACGCAGTAGGCACACCAGTCCTAACTCACCCTATCGGGGCCGCTCGCGAAGTCCTCTTTCATCCGTCTGAAACATTGGACTGCCGTAACGTACGCTCCGTCATTGACAGAGTCATGGCGTGGCACAGCGGTAATCGCCCTAAGGTAAAAGCTAATCCAAAGTTCCGACTGTCTAGTGTGATCGCTTCATGGAGGAGGCTGCTTAATGTCTAATATCAGGGACCAGTACAAGCGAGAGTTCAATAATTGGCTATTCGCTGTTTCTCAAACCGTTGCAGGAATTCAGCAGGATCAGAAGGCAACACTTGAGCAGAAGTTAAAGGCGCTAGAGCTTATCCACACTCAGCTCATTAGAGCAAAACGCGCAATGATTTTTCTCATTAACACCCAGCCTCCGAAGGATCTATGAGCGATTCCCAATCCCGCAAAAATAAGCCAGTGTTCTCAGGCGTTCTGATGTACTTCCCTGACGCTCTTATGGCGATTGCTGAGCACAGTAAACGAGGAAACGACAAACACAATCCTGGTCAGCCTCTGCACTGGGCCAAAGAGAAGTCAAAAGATCATGCCGACTGTATTGCACGGCACTTAATTGATATTGGGCCTAATTGGGATGCGATCGATCCCGAGACGCAGTCGCTACACGCACAAGCCTTAGCTTGGAGAGCTTTGGCGCTGCTCCAAACCGTTCTGGAGAGGTCTAACAAGAGCTCTCAATGATCATGTAAAATTTACATGTGTCCAAAATTTGACAGCAAAAGTCGGCTCTACTAATTGACAGCACGTTCATCGGTCAGGGATAGTGGAAAAGTACCAGCACTACCGCGTGGTATGTGGGGTGTCACCGCTTCCAACGGATCGACCCCTTCCAATCTTTCGCACATGAGGTGCGTATGGATAAGCTACTAACTATTTTAGGCATCGTTGATCGTGTCTGCCAAGAAATTTCTTTTGTGGTGGAAGTGATCAAGAAGCTTAAAGGTATTTAGACGTAGTACCTAAATCAGAGAGGAGTGGTGGGTTTTCGCGCAAGAGGCGTCTTTCCCACCCTCCGTTTCCTACGACCCCGCAGTTTCGGAATCAGGAAAAAGCGTTTGAATTCGTGAATAAAGGGAATCTGCCATATCCAAGAGCTCACGACCACGCTTAGCCATAAGTTCACACATTACCTCTTCGATAGCGTCAGCATCGAGAGTCGCCGTACCTACCCCCATCTCCCAGAGATACGCATGAACGAGCTCATGAATGATCGTCTCAAGATCACGGCCATAAGGACTTAGATCGATCTGGCGCTTATAGCACTCGGTGATCGCCACACTATCGGCGCCATTCGTCTTCATGTAGCGCTTTCGCTTCATCAGACGCAGAGTCCAGTTCTTGCCCATAATCTGAAATTTAAACTTAGGCGTCATAAACGGGGTCATCCTCGCCGTAGTCTAAAACCACCTCATCGATCAGAACATCAGAAACGGCATCAAGAACGGCCTGAAAAGTTAGATCTTTCCCGTCATCACTCTTGATATAAATCCGCATAGCTTTCATGGAACCATCTTGGGGAAGCTCGACATGTACAGTTACTTGGCGACGAGGTTGTGTCATCTTGATTTATACTCCCAGCGCCGTTCTTTATCGTCGCGTAAATCCACATGGCACCAGTTGTGCCCTACTCCTACTGCTTTAAATCCTGCCGCTCTAGCCGCTCGCTCGATCTCTGCGCCCGTAGCTTCTCCGTCGCCCGATAGCATGATGTCCACTGCCCTTCCGAGCTCGTGTTGAGATATTCCACAGGCGGTTTCATAGCCTCTGAGTCTAAGAGCTTCTTGGTATTGTGAGCATCGGTAGCCAGAATTAATTCTAAGAGGCGCTCCAAGTGCTCGACGTGTCGGCTCAAGCAGTTCGATGAGTCGCTCATCGATAAGAGTTTCAGTGCAAGAATCACAAGGGCAATCGAATTCAGAGCTAGTAAAATGATCACTGAGCTTCACCCCCGCTTTTTTCGGATACGTCTTTACTGCCATTCCCCACCTCCACCCTCACCGTCACGTACTGAGTCTCTGAAATTCCAAGCATGTAGTCGCCGTTCTCATGGATGACGACTTCACGCTTCTCCGGGTCCCAGGTCCACTTCTTGTTCTCCATTTAAAACCTCTGGCATTTCTAAAGTAATGTTGCTCGTATCCACGTCGATTGCAGGCTTCTCAGCATGAGCACCTGGCAAAATCACTTGGATCGTTCCAGTCCCCTGCTGCTTAGTTTGGGACTCTTCCTGACCAATCAGTCCAAGCACCTGGAAGTGCGTTCGAACGGCTTGGATATTGCCCTCTTTAAGAGCCTTCTTAAGCCCCTCAACAGCAAGATCAGTCATGTCGGCTACGGCCTTTGCGGCGACTGCTTTCGCAGTTTCCTTGTAGCTTGACGTAATCTCCGCAACAACGCTTTTACATTCATCCTTGTTCGAGATGCGCTTAACCGTGTGGTAGCCGAGATTGAGCTGCCGTGCGATCTCAGTAGCGGACTTACCAATCGCTAAGAGTCCTGCGATTTGCGTGATGTGGAGAGCGTCGTTTGTCGGAGGACGGATACCACCCCGCTTTTTACCGGCTTCACGTTGCTGGTCGTGCATTATCGCCCCTCAAATTGCGACTTAAACAATCGCTCTTTATAGTACTCAGCAAGACCTCTATTCACGCCGCGAATCAGGTCGGGGAACGCCCATTGAAATAGTTGGTCCTTGATCTCTTGCTCACACTCAGACAACAGATCCTTAGGAACTTCCTTAATGATCTTTCCAATATCTTTAGGACTACCTTCAAGAGCCCCTGCCTCACGGAGATGAATGATGGCCTTATCCCAACGCGCCGGGGTTCGGTACTGACCGATCAGAAGTTGTACGATGTCATTTTGTCCTGGGTTCTCTTCTTTCCAGGTCTTCTTATGCTTTTCCTTGAACGCTTCGGATACGAACTTACCCATGAGAGCTTTTTTGTCTTTGCCGAAACGCGCATAGTTCTTGGCAACGAAGCCTTCGATTTTCTGACCTCCTAAGACCGAGGTTCTTTCTAGAAGCTTCTCAAGGTCAACAGCCGAAGATACTTTGCCAGAGTATAAAAGAGGGACCACTTCGAGCCCCAGGCGCTTTGCTTCGGCCTCAACCTCTTCGTAGGAAAGGTAAGATTCTTGACCCGAATTAATATCAAAAATCATGATATGCGATTCAGGTGTGCGGTCATATGCGAGTACGTTATGCTTGGGTTTCTGAAGGTATTCAGCGCGATACGTATACCCATGAACAAGCTTGTCTTTCAGACGGAAGACGGTTTTTGCAGCGTTCTCGAACATCTTCTCAGGAGCATCAATATTAAGCTCCTGGCCCTTAGAGCGCATCTTGAGTACGCCGTCAAATACGCCAAAAGAGAATTGCGAGCCATCCACCTTCTCTTGCACAATCACATCGTCATAGAACAACTCTGCAACTGCTGCGTGTCCAATTGCCCAAACTTTAGGATACGAATGCCAACTCGTGTTCATAAACCCTCCAAGAAACTCCGCACTTGTCCGTAAGGGACGCTACCTGCGTCGTAGTCATCGCCAGGATGCCAAGACGAGATAACACCCACCAATCCGCCGTCATCGTTAACGACAGGACTTCCACTAGATCCGGGACGTGCGTAGAGGTTTGAAAGCACCGAGAAATGATGGAGTTCACACCCACTGACACGACCATTAATGTCTCGCATCACCTGAGTTCCTGCCGGACACTCCCCGATAATCCCGATCTCCATTTCATATTCCCAGGACACCGAGCCCTTAAGCATTCCGTGACTCTCGGCAAGCCGTCCGCTTGGATAGCCCCGAGTGTTGACCTCTTGGTAAGGCACGGGCATTGGGCCAAGCTTTAGTGCTGGGTAAGAATTATCAACCCTTGCGGCGCAAAGATCGGCGTTCCAGTCAATTTTAGAGACGTCACCGCGAACCATCGCGCCACCTTCGTAAGTGGCATAGAGATGTTTACGGTAACCTGCGCAAAGGCAGACATGGGCATTCGTAATCAGATAGTGATGCCCTGAACGTCCTTGGACAACGGAGCCACTCCCGCTACAGCCTGCGCCTTCAATACGTACGGCGGTCTTTCTGAGCTGATCCATAGCAGACTTGGTGTCAGCATGTGCCGCTTTTGCGGTTACAAGGATCAAGGCAAACAATAGCGTGATTGCTACGGCAAAAAGGAAATCAATGAATCTCACCATCATTGCACCGACTCTCTAACTTCGACACAAAGAGACTTTGGAACGACAAGGACGTTTCCTTGAGGGGTCGTAAACTCAAGGCTGTCCCTATGTTCTTTGACAGCAGGATTCGAGGTGTCGATTTGAATACCGCCGAGTGGCGTGAGTGCCGACATGCAGAGAAATGTCTTTGGCGCTGAGTCGCAGGCTGAGAGGGCCAATAAGGCTAGGACAGATAGGTACTTCATATGAATACTCCTACCCTTAATGTACACTAATGACGTACACTAGTCAACCTTAGTGTATGCTTATATGATATAAATGTATTCTATAAGGAAACATCTCAAGGGATGTTCACGCCGAAAGAAGATGTCTTGCCTATCTTTAGATAAAGTAAACGGCATAAACGTTTACAGCGCTTATACCGTTAAATTAAGGGAAATTTCACGCCATGATAACGCTGATGTCTTGCCAGTCCCAACGTTACCACGTTTAACTACTAGCATATTTTTAACCGTTCGTAAATACCGCTTGTACATTATTATCGTATTTTTTAATGTTGACTACCGTACGCTTTGTACGATAGCGTCAAGAAGTGGCATGTAGCACTCACGAATGCAGAACCTGCGGTCATCTGATCTTCGATAACGGCGATACGCCAGATAGCTGCCCTATGTGCGGTGGCAAGATGGAGAGTTATTTCGATGAATAACTGTGAAATCGTAGACAACGTTGCTTGCGGACAGTCGTTTCAGTACTGTCGGACTCACAAGGTAGAGCCTAAGGATTGTCCTGGTAATACAAAGCCTGCCATTAACCACAGCTCCGATATGTTACATGCGTTTCAGTACGCAGTTAACGCTGCGGCAGCCGCTGTTGCACCCACTCCAAAGCGCGAGTTCAAGGTTGGGGATAGGGTTAGAATTATCAATCCGGGGGTTCATGAACACCTTCGAGGGGCCGAGTGCCAGATTGAGCGCATTATCGACCTTTACCCAGAATTTCCCTATGTCACGAGCGCAAGGAGCGGTACGGCGAAAGTTGCTTTCGGCTCCAAAGATTTGGAGCACGTATGAAGCTTACTAACCGCTTAAACCTCCCCCAACCTCTCGTAGACGCTGTCAAGAACGACGGCTACTCAAGCGGCGGCGCTGACATCAGTGTTACAACGCTCTTAAAGCCCCCCAGGATGGTAGCGCTTGAGAAGCAGCATAAGGATGAGATCGAGGAAGACGTCTCAACCCGTATTTGGTCGCTTATGGGCCAAGTTGTCCACGGGATTCTAGAGCGTGCTAGCAACACGGGCGTTGCAGAGCGCAGACTCTCGATTAACGTCGAGGGCTGGTCAGTCAGCGGCTCTATGGACCGCTACATCGATGGTCTGCTCCAAGACTACAAAGTGGTGACGGCCTACAAGTTCAAGGATGGCGGCGTACCTATTGAATATGAACAGCAACTCAATGTTTACGCTGAGATCCTCCAGCAACACGGTCACCCAGTCAACCGCATGGAGATTGTCGGTATCCTCAGAGACTGGTCAAAACTTGAAGCAAGACGGGATGCGAATTATCCCCAAACTCAAGTGATCGTACGACAAGTCCCCTTCTGGACTCGGGAGATCACCCAGAAATTCATTCGGGAGCGCGTAATCCTTCACAAGCAGGCCCGAATTACACTGCCCGAGTGTAGCGATGAAGACCGCTGGGCACGCCCTACCAAGTACGCCGTCATGCGCGAGGGCCAAGCCCGAGCAGTTAAACTCTTTGACGTCCAGTCAGAGGCTAAGGACTACGCCAACCAGGGCAAGAATCTCAAGGTAGAGACGCGTCCAGGCGAGCTCGTTAGATGTGCCAATTACTGCAATGTAGCTCCATTTTGCGATCAGTTTAAGAAAGAGGTGAAAGATGAAGTCGATGGAAGAAATCAGCCAGTTGCTAAACCGGCAGGCTCCCTCAGATCCGCTGGTAAAGCTTCTTAATGACACCTTTGGCCCGCTAGGTTGGGAGTACGACGGAAAGGCTCTTAAGGTTAACGTTAAGGTTAATGAAGGCCATTTCCTAAGCGTATCAAGGGCAGCCAGTTGCCTTATTGGAGCCGCACAAATGTTCGGTTTGGAGGTCACGAATGCCCAAAGCAACGAAGCAAAACGGACGGTGGACAGCCCGGGATCACAAGAAGCTACGCCACGGACAGACAGTCCCGCAGTGGCTCCTTCAGGAGCTGGAGTGGAGCAAGGTGGAGGAGAACCTAAGCCAGCCGTATCCGCCGGAACTCCTAAGCCAACTAGAAAAGTCATCAACGACTCAATCAGCGAATGCAGCAGAATCATCCTCGCAAAGAAGCTCCGAACGCAAGATCAATTGGTGAAGATGGTTGAGGCGTTCATGGTGAAGCGGAAGGAAGAGTTGAACGAGGGGCAAGCATTGAAGCTGCTGGAGCAATTGAAGGAGATTTTACAATGAAGTTTATTCGATTAACAGAGGCAGTTGAAAACGGTAGCGGCGGGTTCGAAAAAAGAGAAATTTACCTGAACGTCGATAAGATTGAGACCGTTGGAAGTTGCGAGAATGCCCAGCATGACTATCCTCAGTATGCTCACGGCTTAACTAAGATTTCGTGTGGGCCTGACGTTTACGTGTACGAAACCCCACAACAGGTGATTCAAAAATTAGAAGTGTATCGGTAACAAATCAAAGGAGTAAACTATGGCAATGCAAAGAATTGAACGTAAATCATTTGGCGACGAAACCCGCGTAAAGCTTGAAAAGCAAGGCGACATGATCGAAGGTTACTACGAAGGTTCTGAGACTTTCGACAACAAAGGAAAGCCTCTGACCAAGCACCGCTTCAAGGGTGAAGACGGCAAGATCTTGTCCATCCTAGGCTCTCACCAGCTGAACGAGGATCTCCCAAAGGTTCCTCAAGGCTCGTTTACCCGTGTAACGTTTGAAGGCAAATCTCGCACGAAGCGCGGCGGTACGGTGAATAACTATATCATCGAGTTTGAAAGCAACGGCTTATAAAAGCTTGAACCGGAGTAGCTAGCGACTAGGCCTAGCCCCGGTCATCCCCCTTACCTAGTCTAAGGGGATATAGCAGGGAGCGCCCCCGTGAAGGTTCATGTAACGGGTGCCTGCGGCGGCGAGGAATAGATAGAGGGTGCAAGTCCCTCCCTCGCCGCTTTTTTATTTATAGGAGCGTAGATGTACAAAGTGTTGCGTTCCGAACAAGAAGTCAGAGAGCTCATCGAGTGGCACAACGTAAATAGCGAGTTTGTAGTCGTTGACATTGAGACGACAGGACTTGATGGCTTTAAAGACGAGGTAATCGATGTTCAAATCAGCAGTAAAAGTAGCGAATCAGTGTGCATTTTTAGTGGGGCTCTGGTGGGCGTTTTGCGTAGTCTTACCTGCCGCCCTGTTTTACACAATGGTCGTTTTGACATTACTTTCCTTTATCGCCGAGGCGTAGACCTAACCCACTGGCAGTACCACGACACGATGCTGCTTGCGCACCTGGAGAACGAGAACAGAGACTCGTATTCTTTGGAAGCTTTAATTAAGGAGTTTTATGGCGAGGAAGCAAGCCACAAAGAAGCCTTCTGGGCGAAGTACAAAAACTACCAAGACGCACCAGAAGAAGAACGCTGGGACTACGGCGCCAAAGACATCCTACAAACTGCGAAGATCTATGAATCTCTTAAGGCGACACTTAGCGGCACACAGGGCGTACCTGAATCGCTTATTGAACACGTCCACAGACTCCAGTACGCCCTCCTCAAAACTGAGATCGAAGGCGTCAAAGTAGACATCGACTATCTCACTAACCTAGGCGTTGACCTCAAGGCAAAGATTGAAGACCTGCGCCCTAAGATGCGGGAAATGGTGAAATATGAAGCCGATCTGGTGGAACTGCAACTGTGGAGCAAAGAGCTGTCCAAGCGAAAGACTGATAAAGGACGGGCAGGAGTTAAGCGCCCTGAATTCAGCTTTGAATCGAGTCAGCAGATTCAGAGCCTTCTCTATGATCATCTGGGACTGCCCCCACAGCACAATGAAAAAACCAGGCAAGTCTCTACGGATTACGCAAGTCTCGAAAAGCTCCGGGACCATCACCCTATCGTCGGAATGATCCAGGACAACCGAGAACTCCAAAAGGTCTATGGGTCTTATATTGAAGGCACTTTAGAGAGGATGAAAAATGGACGAATCTACCCTTCCTTCAATGTCGCTGGAACAGCTACAGGAAGAATATCTCACTCAAACCCAAATCTTGGGCAGCTTCCAAAGTCGGGTGGAGTACGAGGAATCTACCGGCCAGATGACGGTCGAGTTTTTATCTCCGCTGACTACTCACAACTCGAAGTATGTATTGAAGCCAACCTCACCGGAGATGCGAATCTTGTACGAATTTTTTCGGAAGGACTTTCTAAACACGACATCACGTCAAAAGAACTTGGAGTAGACCGGCATACGGCGAAGACGCTGAATTTCGCTCTCCAATACTGGTGTACAGCGCGAAAGGTCGCAAAGCTTTTAGGAGTATCGGAAAATGAAGGCGAACAAGTTTGGCAAAAGTATTGGGAAGTCTACTCCGGACCAAAGGCTCTTAAGGCTCGAACTGACCGGGCTGTTGACGACGGTGAAGCGCTTGTTACAGCATTTGGACGAAGACGGCGATTTCAGAAACGTCGACGGACCGAGTACGATGGAGACTATCGACAGGCTTACAACTTCCTTATCCAAGGAACTGGAGCGGACCTCACAAGCAGGGCCTTCTATCTCACGTCGGAATGGCTCAAGGAAAAGGGACTAGGACGCGGACTTTTTACCGTACATGACGAGCTCCTTATTGAAGTAAAAAGGGACTACGCCGTAGAGGCAGAAGCTCAAATGTTGTCATTCATGACACAGGCGGGAGTCGAAATTGGCCTTAAAATTCCGCTAAAAGCAGAGTCCAGCGGCCCAATGAATAGATGGGAAGATTAGCGTACATTAATTCTTGACGCGTACGTTATTATCGTACATGCTTTATTTATGAGCATGTCGTTACCTGAAAAATTAGTCGCAATCATCGCAGGAGGCTTAATCGTTGCCTGCACGGTGTCTCTCCTGATGGAAGACAGCTACGCTGACGATTTAGTCCTGGACGGTGGAGTCGGCATCTTCAACAGCGGAAAGAAAAGCCTATCTGAGACGAAGATGCTCACTCTGGGCATTCAGGAAGGCGTATTCGGACCCTTGAAAGATCGAGCAGTAATCGGCGGCTGGTTTGATAATTCGGGACGAGGAAGATCGAGTAGCGCCGTAGTTGCGGGCCAAATCGGATTTGAAGTGAATAACGGCAGCCTTGTTGCCGGTCTTTTCACAGGTCCTGCTTTAATTTCCAATCCAGACGTACTGTTGGGCGGCCCCCTCCAGTTTATGGATGACCTACATATCGGGATTCAAGACCGTAGCGGATACTACATCGGCATTATGTATCGCCACCTAAGTTCCGCAGGTCTTGAGATGCCAAATATTGGACGCGATGTTGTCGGATTAGAACTGAGATTCTGAAAGGAGTACTTATGCCTTGTTATTCATATCTCTGCCATAGCTGTATGTACGAATTTGACGCAATCGAGGGGCATGATGCACCTAAAACGCAAGACTGTCCGCGCTGCGAAGAAGAAAACGCTGCACGCAGAATCATCGCCGCTACCGCTACCCCACGCGGAAGCTTTGGAACGACTCCACGTCGCGGCAAGGACAAGCCGCAAGAGTTCAAATTCAACAGCGACGGTCAGGGTGAGTTTAACTTCGAAGGGGGCAAAGATGAATAAGACGTTTAAACTTGGCGATAGGGTTCGATACATAGGACCTACCTCCGGAGGGTTCACAAAAGGAAAGATTTATATTGCGGATCAATATGTAGATAAGCCGGGAGAGTTCGCACGTCTAGGTACGTGGACGGATGATAATGGCTCGTGTAACGGACACGACCAAAAACACTTTGAACTCGTCACCTCCAATGAATCCGAACTCGAACGCCTGGTGCGCGTTGCTAACGAAGGTGCGCTCGCCTCCTATCGTTTACGGACCGAGTTTGGGCATGAAATCGAGTTTAAGAATAATGGCAGCTATAAGAACTGGACGCCTTGTCATGAAATAACGTTTAGTGGCACTACGGCGGAATATCGCATTAAACAAAAGCCAAAATTCGAACCCTTTGTTGTCGGTTCCGGGTGGCAAGTGAAGCTTGAAGGCGACATGCTTCATATCGGTTGTCAGAAGTTTAATGCAACCAGTTTTAAGAAGGCTGTAAAAGGTGCTGAAACAGGCCTGATAACTGACAGGAGCGTGTTGGCGGGAGTTCCAATGACGGGCTCTAGAAGCGGCATCGAATGGGACGGCCATCGCATGCTGTGGTCCGACGCCGACAAGATTCTCGCTGCGCTCGAAAAGGCAGGTATCTGATGTCTACCTTCGCCGCTCTATTCTTAGCAGTATCAAGCTCTCTGTCCCTTCCCCCGGGACTGCTTGCTTCCCTCTGCTATGTAGAGTCGGCACATCGGCCCTCCGTTGTCCACAAAGATGACGGAGGGTCCGATTCCCTAGGTATCTGTCAGGTGCAAATGCGTACAGCCCGTTTCATGGGCTTCAAAGGCACTACACAGGAATTGATGAAACCGGCCACTAACATTCTCTACGCCGGGAAGTATTTGGCTTATCAAATTCGGAGGTATCACGGAAATGTCCGACGAGCAGTTGCAGCGTACAATACAGGATCAAGCCACAGTGACGGATATAACGCCTATACACGGAAAGTCTTCGCTCAGTGGCATTGCTCAGCAAATCAAAAGCGGTGTGATTACCCCAGAAGACGCCCTCAAGGCCGCTGAGGCCGAGTGGGCAGCGAAACAAGGACGTAAATTCGTTATCCCCTCACCTGAATCAAGAGAGCTTGCTTACGACCGAAGCTGCGCAGAACGTGCGATGTTCGACCAGGCGAAGATCCCGTTTATGTTCCCAAACTTCACGCCGGAAGATGACTTCTACATGAGTCAGGGATTGACTCTTGTGGGTGCATGCTCTGGTAAGGGTAAATCAACTGCTGCCGCGAACCTTCTTGCGGGCTTCATCACTTACAAGCCTGAGGGTACGGCTCTCGTCATCTCAAACGAAGAGGCAACGGATGCCATTATCCACCGTACGGCCTGTGTACTTCTTAAGAAGCCTTACATGCGCTTTCACACGGGCTCCATGTTTAGACGCGAGCAAGAGGAAGTCAGAGAGTTCGCAAGAGGCCTACTTTCCCGAATCATTGTCGTCAATGACCCGCAGTGGAATACGGCGTGCCTTGAAGACGTGAAATCGATCTTAGAAGGCAGCGCTTCTCAAAACGTATCGCTTGTCATCATCGACTATCACCAGACGGTCAATCAAAGCCGCGAATACCCGGACATGGAAGCCTATAAAGTCCTAAAGCAATTTGGCGTCTTCATGCGGGAATACGGAAAGAGAGCTCCGGTTCCAGTTGTCGACTTTGTGCAATTAAGCCCGAAGTCTGACAGCGCCGAATTTCAGTCTCGCGTTCAGAATGACAAGACGATCTATAACGACGCTTTCAACGTCATTGAGATTGCACCTAACCAAGAGACGAAGCTTACCGACTTCATCATCCATAAACAGCGTTTCGGTGCAAGCCAAGGTGTGAAGGTGTCACTCGCCTTCAATAACGGACGTTATGAGCAGACCGGCGAGGTGGGCTTATGACCTTTAAGCAAGGCGAGATCCTCACTATCGACGGTGTCGAGTTTGAAGTGACAGCCGTTTACCAGAATACCGACCATTACCTACTGAAAGAGCGCAACGCACCCGCAGGTTACTACCACACGGTGTTCAGATCCTCTGAGGAGCTGAGAGATCTACGAGCACAGGGACGACTGCTTGTTGGTGGGTGGAACGAAAAGGTGAAAGGCGGCAATCCAAGCTGCCTTCATATGTGGAAACGCTACCACGGAGCCGCTCCATACGCGGCTTATGATTTCTGCGAACGGTGCGATGCGAAGAAGACTGTGAATTATATGGAGGGCGACAAATGAAACCTTTAAAAGTCGGTGATCGAGTTAGAGCAAAAGGATTGTCTTGGAGTCGAATTGATTACACAGGCGAAAAGGGAACTGTCGTTCCCAACGGGCTCATGGCTGAACCCGGTGAAGTTTACGTCCTAATGGATTGCGACAAAAGACGTCGATATTTTCAACGCGAACAACTCACACGCCTTGTGCGAAAGGAAAAGGAGTCCAAATGAACGCTATTGAAAAAGTCAGAGCTGCCGCAGAGAAGGACGAGACGATCTATACGGAGCGTGGCAAAGAGACTGAAACATTTGGACACAATCCAGCTTATCTACTCGATACCCACGGAATCACCAAGTCTGATCTCATCCGATTAGAGCGCTTAGGGCTTGCCACGAAGGCACGTTACGTCACGAGAAACAAGTCTGGCCGTTGGCAGTTCAAAGACGCCGAGGGCGAGAAGATTATCTATGACGGCCCTCATCGCGTGCGCTGGATCTTGTTCAAGGAGGGCGCGTAATGAACAAATCTCTTTGCAGATCCTGCCAAAAGCTCGTCGTAAAGGAATGGAACGGCGAGTACAAAAAGGGCACGAAAGCCAAGGAGAAGGTTTACGTCGACTCTAAGGGTAGGCCTTGGGCTGGCAAGATGTGCTATTCCTGCAAGGCCACATACTACCGCGAATACTGGCGCTCAGTTCGCCACGCAAAAAAGAAGGCAGCTCCTCCAAAAGAAGAAGTTCTATTAGGCCCTGAAGGGAACCTAGACCCACTTACACACAGGAAGTGTACTGAGTGTAACAAGCGGCTCCCGCAGTCCCGCTACTTCAGACACAAGGAGTGTGACGACAAGATTCACTCCTCTGAAGGACAGGGCTTCTACTCTGCGGAAGACTGGGGCTACGCGAGCCTTGGGAGCGTCAGCGAGCCACTCAATTTCAAGATCAGCGAAATGAATCTGTTAGGAGCAACTTAATGGGCGGTAAAATGTCACGCGATAAAGGGGCACGGGGCGAAAGGTCGCTTGTCATGCATCTCAAGCTTTTAGGCTACGATGCAAGACGCGTCATCAGGACTCGCGCCGTTGGCGGTTACGCAGGCGATGTGGTCCCAGATGTCGAAGTCTTAGAGAATGGAGCTGTAAAGTACACATTCGAATCAAAGTATCGCAAGGATGCGTATAAGTCGATATACGAGCTCTACAATAAGCTCAAATCAAACGGGGTGTATAGGTTTCAAGTACCCCAGACCCCTACCCCACTCTATGTGGCGATTGGAGAAGACTTTGAGGAAGTGAAGAAAGCACATGACGTGCATTTCGAGAGTCTATCTCTGAATGGCTCTCAGGCGACACTTGCTCACATGAGAATCACTCGCCTTCAGGTGCTACTGAAGGGCGCCCAATTCCTTGTCATTCGTGACAACGGCAAGAAGCCCCTTTTCATTAGGTACTGGAGTTAGTTTATGAATGATTCAGATATTAAAGTTTCTGTATACGACAATTACATGGGTGGCGGAAAAACATTCTCAGTGAATGTTGATTCATTTCACCTTGCCGAAGCCTATGGTCGGGAAGTCTTAAAACAAGCGATTGAAAAAGTTTCAGACCACATCGCCGCCGAGTTCATTGAAAAGCATGGTCAAGAGATTGCTGCAAAGCTTGACCCAGTAGCTATTGCTAACTTGGTTATTGCCGACGGTGCGGCTAAGACTCGCGAGCTTTTGGATAAGAAGCTGCCGGACAGAGTTGAACACCACGTTCGGGAAATTACTAAAACCGAAGTTTACCAGCGCGGCGTATTGGGCGGGCTGAAGAGGCTTAGGTGACAGTTTCGCAACAAGTACGGCGAGGCGTGTATGGAACGAATCTTTTGCATTAAACACGAAGAGTCTACGCCAAGTCTCGTGGTCTACGAGACGCACGCTTACTGCTACGGCGGTTGCGGACGCATCGAGCTCTCCGAGCTTGGCGGGAAAGTGGCGGAAATGGCGCCAAAGGAGCGTTATGTTGAGAACCTTAAAGAGAAAATGGAGTACATTAGATCGCTGCCAAAAAAGAAGATACGCGGATTCGATCTACCATTTGACAATCTTGGCTATTATCTTGTGTGGCCTGATAGCGATTACTATAAGCTCCGGGTGTGGAACCCCGACGCAAAGGACAAGTACCGTGGCCCTGCAGGTCACGCCAAGCCCGTCTTCTGGGCCAGACGAGGGACGTCCGGAACGTTGGTACTTGTCGAAGGAGAGGCCAATTCACTGAGCATGGCAGAGGCATTTCCAGAGTGGGATGTCATGAGCCCAGGCTCCGCGTCTGACTTCAAGACCCCTAAGTTCAGTAAGTCTCTATTGACATTCGTACGTTATTACCGTACAGTTATAATACAGACGGATCGTGACGGCCCAGGAACTGAGGCCGCTATCCATACGAAAGGTCTGCTACTTAATAAAGTCCCTCACATTCCCATCGTTCTCATGGAGAGGGATGCAAATGAGATTTACTGTGGCGAAGGAAAAGAAAAACTACGGGAAGAGGTCCTCAGACATCTGCCCAGAATGTAATAGGAGCCTGATCAATGCCAATGGGTCATATTGTTCTTGTTGGGAATCGAAGCTCCCGAAGAATTCTAAGAGTAGCATCAAAGCCCACAGTACCGACGTCATCGAAATATACAGCCAGAGCCTTGAAGCTTGGACGAAGAAAAAAGAAGTTTCCAAGCAAGCCTGGATTAATCGTCTTAAAGAGTGCGGCTTAGATCACCACGAAATCGAGCTCATGCTTCTTAGGTTTTACGAAGAAAACGATTTTAAACAGATTGTGCGTAAATGTGGGTGGGTAAGCGTAGACGCTGCGGCATACGCGTATAAGAAGGCAATTGGGAAATTGCGTCGAAAGGGGTTCAGTTTTGGCTAAAGCAAAGGTTTTAATTTATGACATTGAGACGAGTCCCCTTGAAACGTATACGTGGGGAATCTACGACCAAAATGTGGCCCCTAACCAGATCAAGAAGGATTGGCACCTATTATCCTTCGCTGCAAAGTGGCTGGGTGAAAAGGGTGTTATCTACCACGACCAGAGTAAAGCAAAAGATATCACAAATGATAAGAAGCTCTTGGAGCGCTTGTGGAGCCTTCTCGATGAGGCTGACATTGTCATTACTCAAAATGGTAAGGCATTTGATCAAAAGAAAGTGTACGCACGATTCATCTACCACGGGATGAACCCCCCCTCTCCGTCTAAACACATCGATACCAAACAGATCGCAAAGAAGAACTTTGGCTTTACGTCAAACGGCCTTGCCTATCTGACTGAAAAATTAGGCGTCACGAAGAAGTCTGAGCATAGCAAGTTCCCCGGAATGGAACTCTGGCGTCAGTGCCTTGCAGGAAATAAGGCTGCCTGGGCTGAAATGAAGAAATACAACATTCAAGACGTGCTTGCGCTTGAAGCTGTTTATAACAAGCTTCGCGTCTGGGATACGTCAGTCAATATTACGCTTGATGGTGAGGGGTGCCGTAGCTGTGGCGGATTGAACCTACAACGACGGGGATACGATTATACGGCGGCAGGAAAGCAACAGCGGTTTCAATGTACGGATTGCGGCTCTTGGTGCAAGTCGGGAGAAAACTTGCTCTCAAAGGACGAGAGGCTTTCGATTAAGAGGCGTGCATGATTCAAAAAATCAAAGACTTCCTCAACAACACGTTCCTCTGGTTTCTGTTCCTAGTCGGATGTGTCCTGTACTTTTGGAAGAAAGAGAAAGATCTGGAATTCGAGTTACAGCAGGAGAAGGCCAATGAAACAATTAAAGATGACAAGCAAGCCGTCACCCAAGCTGATAGCGCTGCTCATGCTTCCACTGACGATTACGAACAGCTTCGCAGAGAATACCTTAAGCAACACCCAGACGATCAAGTGCAGTAGCATTATCAAGGCCTGCGATAAAGCCTTGGCGGATAAGGATGCGGCCATTAAGGCCAGAGATGCGCAGCTCGGCGATTACGCAAGACTGACTAAATCCCAAGCGGATGAGATTGCCGCCGACAAAGCCTGGTATAATTCCAAGTGGCTTTGGCTTGCAATCGGTGCAGGAACTACAGCCTATCTTCTTAGGAAGTAGTAGAGGCAGGCGCTAAGGAAGGCCATCAAAATACCCATCACGTAACGCTCCACCTGCTTAATCCGCTCCTCATTCGCGCTTGTTCTAGCGCTATGGTGGATTAAGGATTCGGTGTTCCTGGCGAGCGTAATGGCTTGCTCTTTCACCTCGTGATTCGTCTCCTTAACCATCCCCTTGATTTCTTTTACATCCTCTACCAGCAAGTCCCAATCTTTCATATTACATCATTTCTTCTCAGCAGGTGGTGAAAAGAGTCCTCCGATTAAGGACTGAATTACCGCAGGATTTGCGTCTTCTGCGCTCTGAACCGCATCCGCACCCCGCATAATCGTACGTCCGGCAAGCTTATTGAGGAAGGTAGGGATACCACTACCCTGATCAGGCCTAGCCATGGTTTTAGCGGCACCAAGCTTATTGCCGAAGTCGAGAAGTCCGCCTGCCCCAGCATTCTCAGCTCTAGCGAGAGTTGCAACACGGTCAGGGGATTCTGATGATATGAAAGCAAGCGGTGAATTCTTACCACCCTTACGGAGTGCTTCTTGAAGAAGCATCCCCTCTTGCATCTGTTTATTTAAATCTGCTGCTTCAGGTGCCACGCCTTCGATGCCGCCCCGGAGATTTGCAGCAGCCTGTCCTGCGGCCTTAACGCGAGCAGCTTGCACCGGGTCGGTCACGCTTCCCGGAACGTATTTAGCAGCGCCTTGGAGATAGCGCTTAAGTTGATTAGCGTCGTTTGCAGGAACTGATACGGCGTCACTCATTGAAGTTTGAGGCGATGTACTGTTAATTCGGGTCATGACGTTATCATCACCCATGACCGCCTCACCGGGAGTTCCGGGCGTGGTATACGAGAAAGCTGCTAACTCTTTATCCGCTTCAGGACTTAATCCTGAAAGTTCCTGCGGGTTAATAGGAACATATTTACCATCAAGGGCCTGCCGAAGCTGTGACGCTTTTTGAAGGCCTTGTGCTTTTAATACGGCACGGCTATTTCTAATTGCGTCCGCAGCCTGGTCTTGGAGCGCTGGCATCTTAGACGGATCTTCAAGCGCATTGCGCATTTCAGCTACCGCGCTAGGGTCATCTAAATAGGCATCAGCTTGGGGAGCTGTCATACGCGACAGATTACGACCACCCCACTTGGCAAGACCCATAAGGCCGCCTAGAGCTTCGCCAGCAGTGCTTAGAGCTCCACCGATCAAAGCACCTTTCTTTGCTCCCTCCGCACCGTCCGCCATGCCACCCTGAGCGGCACCTATTCCTGTGTTGGCAGCAACTCTAGCAGCAGCGTTTCCAAGTCCAGAACCACCGAGATAAGCGGCGAGCTTTTGTAATGCCGCTGGAGCAGCTTCCATAGGGATCGCTAGATTGGCCGCCCCAAGGTCATCACCCGTCATAGGGTTATCCTTAGGTGCGATCACCATGTCCATGAGCTTCTGACCAACGCTATCGTTCTCATGACGAGCGTAGTAGTCTTTAATAGGATTGCCACTACTTGGCTGGGAATCCGGGACAAATCCGCTTGATGGTTTATCGGGAGTAAATGGCATTATTGCACCTGCTCATACTGTGCGGGATCAAACTCAGAGGCCGGTAATGTTCCAGTTTGTCCACTGGCTTTGTGTCTGACTCGAATCGTACCCGATGCCGGTGCTTGTTGCGGCTGCGCGGGTTGATTGCCCCCTTTAAAAAAGGACAAAAGCTTATCCAAGGTTGTTGGGTTGGCATTAGCTTGAGCAGGTTGGGAAATCGGGGGTTGAGGCTGCATCTGACCACGTTGCGCGGTGTAGTCCGCCTGCATCTTCTTAAGACTGTCGAGCTTTTGCTGGGTCGGTGTGGTCAATGACCCAATCAACGAGGCGTAGTCAGCGTGTGGCGCTATAACTGGGCCTTGCTGCATGAGTTGCGCCGCAGTTTGCTTGTGTTGTTCTTCGAGTTGAGGCAGACGGGCGTGGACTGCTTCACGAATAGCATTACGTTGCGCAGGTTGTAAGGTAGGGATATTTGGCGTGTTCATGAGCCAGTTCACCTTGCCTTGGAAGTCACTAGCCGCCGTTTGACCACCAGAGAGGAGATCTACTAGGTGAGAGATCGCTCTTGAACCACCCTGTCCCGCCGCAATTCTAGCTTCGTTGATTAAGGCCACCTTATCCGAAACAGCGTTACCTTTATCGAGAGCATCAATAGTAGCTTTCGCTGCATCTAACTGGTCATTGATCCCTTTATAAGCGCCTTGAGCAGTCTTTAAGAACTTGTTCGCCTCTTGCGGCCCTGCCGTCATGAGTGCTTTAGGGCTTCCACCAACGGCGATATCACCGGCCTTAACGGAGCCCCCATCATTGACCAAATTTTGAAGCTCTGGACGCTGCAACGTATTAAGATGCGAGTTGTCCTCAGCCGTGGCTTTCTGACCCGCAATCACAGGCTCTTGCGCTTGCAGATACTTCTTAAGGGCAGCATCTCGGTCCTGTTTGGCAAGTTCCGTGTCGCGTTCGACAAACTGGTTTTGTCCCGATGCACCAGCGGCTAAATATTGTGCAAGGTCTTTCCTATTCATTGAATCTCAACTTTCTAAACAATGTGCCGATAATATTCTTGGAGGACTTAAAATGAGGTTTCTACTACTATTAGTTTTGTTGACTTCAAGTGCCAATGCCATCAACAAAGACCAGATGAATCAGCTGATGGATGGTGAGGACGTCAACGCCGTGATGGCTAAGAAACCTAAAAAAGTCGTTACAACTGAGTGTAGTTCTTCTGAGCAGTGCAAGTTTGATGAGTTTTGCCATAAGGCTTCGCAGTACGACGCTAAGGGCGTCTGCGTTAAAAAACCTAAGGATTAAACTGGAGGCGGAGGTGTAGCGCCTGCACCGAACATGCTAGCGCCAGCTTTCTGACCGCCCGTCTTACCTGCTGCACCCATCCCACTCGCAGCGCCTGCCTGAGCCATATCAAAGAAGTTCTGAGGCTTATTTTCCTGCGCGAAGTTTGCCGCGCCGAGATTTGCGCCATTAGCTTGAGCGTTCGCTTGGTTTGTAAGACCAGCCGTACTAGCAAGCTGGCCTGTCTGATTTTGAGCTCCCGCGAGCTGACGTCCATACTGCTGGTTAATGGCGTTAGCGCCTTGTTGACCAAGCTGATCAATAAAGTTCTGCTGTTGAGCAATCTGATTTTGCGTGTTCTGAAAACGTTGCTGCATGATCTGCTGTTGGGCTTGGGCAAGCATTTCATTCTGGTTACCAGCAAGTCCTGAGAACATGGCACCTGCTGCTCCGCTTGGAGCTGCCGCAAGACCGCGAGAAGCTAAGTCTTGAGACATCTGATTGCCTTGCGCCCCGAACATGCGTGCGATGTTGCCAGATGTCTGACCATACAGGGTCATGTCTTCAGGTTTAAGCTCAAAGCCCTGGTTATTGAGATCGTCAAGTTTGGACTCAGCTTTATTGAGTTGGCCGTTTTGACCAAAGAGACCGCCTAAGATTGGGTTATTCTGCACCTGATCGGTTGCGTACCGAGTGCCCGTTGTTGCACCCGTTGCAAGCTCATTCGCAAGTGCCGACTGCTCCCCGCCCGACAACCCGTGCGCCCACTGGCTACCTAGAACGTCATTAGCGGACATCCCACCATTTGCGTAAGAATTCAGTAATCCTTGCGTATTGACGTTATTCGTCAGATCCGCCTGACCATTTAACGCATCAAGGGCCGAATTGCCGTTCTGGACGTTAACACTAGGTCCATCGGACAGACCTAAAAAACCACCTGCTGATTTTACTACGCCACCCATTAGGTGATCTCCTTCAAATAATAATTCATAAAGTTGTCTTCGCGAGCTTTGCGCATTCCGTAAGCCAGAAGAACTGCCTCATTACGTTGTGCGTTTGGATCTCTGCGATCTACTGAGCCTGTTAGAAGCTTGATTCCTCGTTCCTTAGCGATCTCTACGATCTGATCAGCTAATTGCTTTGCGAGTCCCGATTGCCTAAGCTCAGGCACTACGTAAATGTCGATAATGTAGCAATCGGTGGGGCGAAGAAGATAAGTTGCGAAACCGTGCTCTGATTCGAGGGTTTCGATCCCTTCGCGCTCCTTTAAATAGCGAGCGTATAACGTCATTTATAAATCAATGAGCGATCTTCATAGGCAAGAAGCTTTACTGCGGTGATGGTTTGCGTATATCCGCCCGATGCTTGACTCCATGCCTGTAGCGTGTAGGTGTGGTTACCTTTAGACGGGAAATCCATGAAAAAGTAAGAGGATGGAATATCAAATACTTGAATACCTGAACCTGGATTAGCCGCCGCAATATTAGTGGTTACATAATCAATCAGTACGTTGTCGCGGTATAAATACAGGGTGGCCGTAACCGAAGTTCTTGTTCCGTTCGTGGTCGTAACGCCTACTGTACCAGCGTTTCCAGAACCATCCCCCATGAGACGTAAAGTGATCGGGTAGTCTCCCGAGGCAAATATATTCAAGCTAACTACGGTCGTAGGCGTTGACGTAGCATTTGTATAGCTTCCGCTTGAGGCAGACAGTACGCAGTTAATCGGGCTTCCAAGCTGCCCTTCCGGCAGCCCCCTTGAGTCTCTATGAGCCATTAGTAATCACCACCTACAGCCGTTACAGCGATACCATTCGCAGCAGCGGTACCAAGCGTTGCGCGTAGAACATAATTGGCTTTCAGCACCAAGTTCAGACGCACAACAATTGGGGTATTAGCCGCCGTTTGCGAGATGGTAAGAGCTGGGACAGTGATTTCCGTTACAAGCGTATTATTTGCTGCCGTTCCCGTTGAACTTCCGTTGTTGACAAATAATCTCAACACCGTTGCTCCCGCGAGTGTTCCTAGGTACGTAATGTAAAGGTCTTCAACCTTAGAACCATTGGCACTCGCCGTATAAACAGCGTAAGACGTACCAGTAGCCATGCTGGTATCTGTGTTCGCGGCGGTCATGCTTCCTGACCACTGAACGTTTGGGGTACCGATAAAAATTGGGGTAGTATTCGCTGCCATTGATTACCTCTTAAGCAAACTGATAATAGTTAAAAAGATTTCCACCAGGTGTTGATGGGACGGTTTGAAGTTGAAATGCGGTTCCTGCCGCGTTCACTGCGATGACCTTCGCAGCATCGCCTACACCTGCGGGCGAAAGGTTTGCTCCAAGTCCACCTTGAGCAATCGGAAGCTGAGCAGCCTCCATTAAATCGCCGTTAGCGTCGTTGTAGATGACGTAATTGGCAGTTCCTGGGACGAGAACGCTCGATGATGTAAGACGAGTCAGAGAATGAGACTGCATGTTCGTCATGTCGAGCTTGGTCGAGTTCAGAAGAGTCTGAATCGTTGAGAACATCGAGTTGATGTCGCTAGAGTAGATCTTCGTAAACGGCTGGAACGGATAGTTGGTAATTGCTGAGTAGCTAAGTAATGGCATTAAAGCTCCGTTGCTAGCGTGTTAAAGTTAGCTGACGAGGCGGTCGGTACTAGGATTGAGTATGAGTACCTACGTCCCGAATCAGTTGCATTCGGTGGATAGACGATGGTTAAAATCGCTGAGATTCCCTGATCCGCAATAAGAGTAAAAACTCCCGATGCGTTAGTCGTAACCGTCGACGTGTAAGGAACAACGAGCGCATTCGCAGCATCAAACTGCGGAGTCGAAACCCTAAGTTCAACGGTTGCGCCGCTAATTGCGGTTCCAGTTGGGTCAACAAGAGTGCCTGTAATTGAACATGTAGCCATCAGCTTGCCATCAATCCGCCCATAGGCGACCAAAGAACGCTAAAGCCATGAATGGTCACAGGCTGGTTAGCGTTATCGTTTCTGAACTGAAGCTGGATGGCACTTCCTTGTGTCGTGTTATTGTTTCCAGCCTGAAGGTTAAAGACAACAGGGACCACGTTGGGGGTATAGGCGTCCCAGTATGCAGCGGGAAGCGTCGGGTTAGCGCTATTACCGTATACAGCAATGTCCCAAAGGGCAGCAGTCTGTTGATTTTCCGTGGTTAAAGGCACAGCCTGCGTGGTTTTGTAGCTGTCACCAGTCCGATAGTCAGTCCAGTAGTCAAGACTGAGGTTCCAATTACCGACGTCTTGAACCCAAGCGATGACGGATACGAAGTTCTTCTTCGTATTAGGATCGCCCATCGAAAGTGGTGCAGTAAGATATCTGAAGTTATAGGCCGAGCCACCATCAGAATAAGCACTCGATGCAAAATAGCAGTAGCCAGATGCATCGCCAAGAACTAGCATCTCTTGGCTTCCACCAGTTGGAATGTAAGACAGGCCTGCGTAAACTGGGTTTACGTTCACGCCTTGAGTGAGCACTGCGTCCAGGTTACGACCCGTCAACTGCTGCTCAATTTGAGGGAGCGTAAGTCTTAGATCCATCCGGATCTCAAATTTCTGAGTCCCGAAAGTTTTAGACGAGAGATACCAAATAATCTGATTCTCACGGCGAAAGAACTCCCCTTGCCCAAATGCAAGCTGCGTCTTATCGAGATCGCCGTCACGATTAAACAACGGCTCTAGAAGGCGTGAGCAGTAGATAGGTTTAGAAGTACCGTCCCAAAGATAGATTCCACGGAAATCAATCCAAGACAGGAAGCCGTTGGCAAGAACTACGAGATCTTGAGCAGGGCATCCCACTTGATCGATGAACTTAAGAGCCCAGTCGGTGTAGGAGGTGCCAGTAATGACCCACATCTCACGCTCTTTGTAGAGTACGAGAATTTCATCTAAGCTCTGAGCCTGAGGCGACGTAAACGAGATAACGGCGGCGGCAGTAATATTTCCTGCGCTCGGAATCGTAATGACGTTCGTTGCAGGCCAACTCTCAGATTTGTTGAGATCGCTTAAGTAAACTGTGGAATTTTGGCAGGTGACCAGACGACGCTTAAACATCGTCATGACGTTGTAGGGGCCGGATGGGAGCGTGGAGTTATCTAAAACAATGTTACCGGAGCGAGGGATATTCTGAGACGTTAGGATGTCAGGGTTCCCAATATCGCCTTTATCCGTAAAGGACGTGGCAGATGATGCGAGCTGCGCAATTAAATTACCAGTCGTAAAGGAAGTGACCCCGGAACGTGCTGAGCGGTAGATCCAGATTTGATCAATAAGCGTTTGGTCAAGGCCTGTGAGTCCCGTAAGACTGATAGTAACGGTATCATCAGTATTAACAGTCGTAACCGATACATCGAGCGCTGCATTTGAGAGTGCCTGTGTGCTTTTCTTTCTGTAAACGACCGCGTAGTAATACGTTCCTGCTGCACTCCAAGAGCCTCCAGCATGGGAATTGACCGTAGGGGTGCCGAGTGATCCCGTAGGAGCTACAACACCGTTCGTCGTATATTTAGCCGTGGAATATGCGCCAACTGGCAGAGTCGCTCCCCCACCCGCTGCCCATAGAATGTTACTCGAACCATTGTTGAACATAGAGAAAACAACTGGTTGAGTGGTATTGGGTGCGAAGGGGTTTGATCCAGCGCTTGCGGTGTCGTCAGTAAGAGCGGTAAATGAAGGGGCACCTGTATCAAAGAGCTGAAGCTTTCGGTCGGCAGCACGAATCACCGACTTAGAAGCGCCAGAAGCCGGAGCATATAGACCAAATCCAAGACTTCTCAGTGCAGTGTCCGCCACAGAGTTGATCTTAGATGGCTTTAGGCTCTTACGAATACCCCCCGTCAGGATGTAGTCGAAATTATAGCCGCCTGCCGCTTGAGTGTCCTGAATCTTAAAAACGGAGTCAGCAAGATTCGTCCCCCCGACGTTATTCGGGAAGTCGCTCTGCATGAGCTGACCATTTCTATTTTGTTGTGACTGTTGTAACAACTAATTAACCTCAGGCGCCTTGGTAATAGACTTGAGCTTGAGCACCGGTGCCGGAAACAACTGCGGTGATGCCGATCTTAAAGCGGATCGCACTGTCAAATGGGATGATAGCCGTTGCACCGCTTGCAGGGCCTTGGAGAATGGCCAAGACGGTGCCGCTGCCGGCGGTGTTGTCATAAAACGTGACAGTACTTGCAGCCGAACCTGGGTGAAGCATAATTGCGGTGAGATAACCTGCGCCAGTCACTGCGGTAGTCGTTCCAGCGGATAAAACCGCGCTTGGAATTGATGGTGTTTCCATTAGTACATATCTCCTTCAGGATTGAACGGCACCACGTACTCAGGTGCGATAGATCGTTTATTAATTGCGTTCTTAAAGGAGATGTAAGCCTCCGATAAATCCGCCTTTGCAATCGCTGTAAGGTCGGTTCCGTTGACCATGCTCTGTTTCTTCTTTGCTTGAACGATTGCGTATTTCTCAATGAGCTGTTTGAAGACTGGTGACACTTGATTTGTCAGCGCATCTCCACCGTTGATCATCGTTTGAGGGAACTGGACATAATCGAGACGAAGAACTCCGGTCTGCGTGAAGTTAGGGGTTGGGTGGAGGACAATGCTGTTGCCTTGGAAGTAATAATAAGGGCTATAGGTGTTTGAACCTGTACCCCCACCCTGCGATACGAAACCCGTGGTCACATTGTTGCGGTACTCAAGAAGCTCCCAGCCGTTCGTACGCTGAATATAGAGCGCCTTGGCTTGAAAGAAGTCAGAAGGTAACGCGACAGTCTCCGTTCCAGACGTAATCGAAAGATTCGAGCCTGGATCGGTTGACGTGGTGAAATATCCCTCGGCATTCGCAATGACCTCAGCGAAATACATACGAACCGCTTCGTTGAGGTATTCCGTGAGCTCAGCATCCGTCCATGTCGAGTTAACCGCATTTGGTTGACCGAGCATGTTACGGACATTAAAAATGAGTTTACCGAGGGTCGGCGAGGAAAGAGTTGCCATTTAGTTTCCGATTGGTCCAACTTCTTCAAGAAGCTTGTCGACTTCGTTGAGTCGCTTGTCTTCGTTGTTGAGTTTCAATTTCTTGTATTTAGCGACAAGACGCATACTTTCGAGCTCGCCCTTACTTGCTTCGATGGCAGCAAGCTTAGCCGGGTCATTAGATGGGTCGTGGCGAGCAAGATCCTTCTTCAGTGATACTTGATTGTTGCGGATAACGCCCAAGTGGAAATCGATAAGGTTACGAATTCCCTCTTCACGCTTAGCCGCAAGAATAGCCTTACCTTCTGGGGTTTTCTCAAAGCCTTCGATGTAGTGTTCTTCATTCATTGGGTCAAATTCAGCAGGAAGAACGACCAAGCCGGTATCCTTGCGATTCGACAAGATGAAGTCACAGAAATTCTGATTCATGTTTTTCATCTGTCCCGGTTTAAACGTAAAATAGCTTCCGAAGACTCTCGTTTCGACTGTCTCTTCAGTCGGATTGTAGACTTTTGGCATTGCGATACTCCTGTATCTAGATTGAGATCCTATTTCGGCCAGTAACGCGCTATCTCGCTAGGATCGCCGCCAGATAACGTGTAATCCATCAGGTCACGGATCATGGATCGCTGCTGTTTAAGCGCGTATCTCCGCTCTGATTTTGCAGACTCTTCTTCTTGCTTCTTAAACTTGTCAGCTCGGTATTCCATTTCCTTACCGAACTTTTCGCTGTCACGGCTGACTGTCCAGGTGTCCATCTCTTTGAGCTTGTTTAAGATGCTGTAATTTAAAAACGGAACGTCAAGAATGTGGTTCTCAATATCGTTCTCGACGTAATCAACGAGCGTGTAGCAATCGCCCTTGTAAATAGCGAAATCCTTCGCCGTTTTAAGTTCCGGTCTACGCCGGAGCTCCCACACACCGAAACCCTTGAGCTTACGAGGATTCCATTTCAAATACAGTTGGGAATCATACTCGCGAAGCTTCCGCTCAAGGGGGACTTTCGAGCAATCAAGGACATGCCCTCGAATAATATTGCCCGTCGGGCCTAAACTGATTTTCATTCTGCTGCACCGTCGGAGACGTAACGCTTGTGGCAGTAGTTTCCTAGAACACCGATAAGCGCTACCACGTCACCGCCGCCAAGTTGAGTTGCTAGAGCCATTTTGGTGATGGCTACGATCACAGCGACGTTTGTAATCGAAAGATTGCCGTCATGATCGAGCAGGTTGAGAAAGGTCAGAACCCTTTTCATTACATTCCTTTTGGAGGCATCGACTTCTTAGCTGGAATTGGGGGCATCTTACCCTTTGCCTTCTCTTGCTCTTTAGCTGCCGCTACTTGCTTAGGCTTCTTCTTAGACGTAGGCATTTCGTCGGCATCATCGGGCTGCTGAGACTTCTTATTTGCAGCGTCTGCCATGATGTTGGCGATTTGGATTGGAGATTTTGCCATAAAAGCTTTCTGTGAGATGGTGGGCCTTGCACCCACCCGAAGGTCAGTAACACCTCTAACTTTATCTATTGACTAGCGTACGCTATTAACGTACGATTGTCAACTTTTTATACACTATCCAGCGATACCAGCAGGAACAGCCAGGCCGGTGATCTTTCCGTGGGAAAGACGGCTAGAAGTTCCGTAGTTACAATAGTGTCTCCAGTAAGCCTGGAACACGTCTTGGTTAATCGCGCGGAGGAACGTATCCGATCCTTCGTGCTTACCCATGCCGATAGCTTCGAGCTCAAACTTACGGATCTTATCCTTTTTCAAGGCGTAGACCGTGTCGGTTTGGCAATCCTTATCGAAGGTGAATTCCTTGCCGTTGAACGAGATCTTCGAATAACCTGCGTCCAAGTTGCCGTCAGCGAAACGCTTTTGAGGAACAACAAGGTCGAGGTACTTACGCTTCTGGACGGTATGGGCAAGAAGCATGTCTGGCTCATCGCCTTCTGGGGACATGATTGCCACATCGTCGATCAAGCGCTGGAGAAGATCGGACGTCAAGTTAGCGCCACCTGCTGCGATACGGCGAGCACGCCATTCGTAGGTAGAAGCTGCGCTGATGTTTTGGAAGGTCGCAAGATCCGTACCGTCGTCACAGATGCCGCGAAGGCCCATCATTTCCTTACCGTCGGATGGAGCATTGACGTACATGTTCTGCTTACAGATCACGTTACCTGCGGTCAAAGCCGTTCCAACAGAAACGCTGAAACCGACAACGCTGTTCACATGGTCAACGTACGAAATACGGAGGCCCGTGGTGATAGCCGTTCCGCCAGCGGTTTGATAGAGGTCAACCACTTGATTCTTACGGAGATACTGAACCGATGCGACCGTAAAGGACAACAGGTTCGATGCCACAGCGCCGGAAGGCTGAGCCATGACGCCTTGGCCATATCCGAAGAATTGGCGATTTTCGTCAGAGAGCAAACGATCACGAGCGCGATCAAGTGCGTCTACAACGAGGTTAGCGAACGACTCTTCATCGCCTTGAGCCGCAGCAGCGACGAGTCCAGAGAACTGGATCGGCCACACAACGACCTTTGGGATGACTTTCCATTGGATATACGATTCGGAATCGATAGTGCGGAAGACTTCTTCTTCGTTAATCGCACCACCAGATTCGTTACCGGAGTCATTAATTGCTCCGAAGTAACCGTTACCACCTGGGGAGTACTTCTTAAGGGACTTTGCAAATTGCTCAACAGTCTTGGGAGCCAAGTTTTGAGCGCGTTCAATATAGCTGTCGTAGACGTTCTTTAAACCGCCTGCGATACTTGAAAGATTAGTGTCTGCCATTTTTTCCTAAAGCCTTAGACTGGAGACGCGTCGCGTTTCGCAGCCTGTTTTGCGACGAACTCCTTAACCATGGCTTGCTTCATCTCTTCTTTGCTCTTGAACTGTTGAGCAGGGGCAGCCTTTGCTTTGGCTGGGGTGCCTTTAGGCTGAGACGACGGAATAGATGCGTCCGCTTTTTTAGCTTGGACGTATCCTTTCGTTGCCTCGCGTTTTAGCTCCTCAGCGTACGCTTTGAATGGCTCCATTGCGTCGTTGTAAGCTTTCTCGATGGCCTGTTGATTGCGGATGTCAAGCTTACCTTGGTAGTACATGGAGTTAAGCTGAGCATCGATTGCTGCGCGAATAGCCGGTGCAACTTTGTTTGTCTCGTGCAACGTATTCACTCTTGAGATGGCATTCTGAGCGAGGGTCTGTTCTTCCCGCTGTTTCGTTCCGTTCTCAAGCTCATCGAGCTTCTTTTGAAGCTGTTCAATCGTCTTAGACGAAGAACCAAATGCTTCAAGACGTGCCGCAAGCCTTGGGTCGATCTTCTTTAAGTCTTCGATCAACTCATCCTTTTCGGCTTGCGCCTGAGAGGTTGGTTGAGACTGAAGACGGCCTTCGAGCTGTGCTAATTTCAGTTCAAGAGCGCGAGTCGATTGAATCGCCGCGTTCTTTTGCTCCACGAGTTCCTTAAAACGGGGGTGCTCGTGAAACGGAGTTTCATCTTGGGGTTTTGGAGCAGCAGCTTTCGCCGACTGATCCGATGATTCTTGACTTGAATCGACCGCTGAGGATTGCGACTCCTGATTTTCGCTGGTTTCTACGACTGATTCTTGTCCTTCAACTTCTAACATGTAGCCTCTGTACGTCTTTTGTCCCGGACGAGGGGTCGGTTGGCATTCCGAGGTAGGTGCGATTTAATCCCTAGAAGACCGACGATCTACCTTCCGTCAGTCTGGGCACGACGCCACGAGGTCGTATTTTTACGTGGGTAAAATTAATCCTGATTCAGTGACACGAGGCTGAGGCCTCACCTGCTGCATGGCGCTTTCGCGGCCCTTCATAAAAGCAGCGCGGCACGCAGCTTCAATTTGAGAGCGAATCGTACGGTCATATTCCATGAGCTTGTTATTGGCGAAGCTGATGGCGTAGTTATTGACCTCTAAAAGATCCACGCGCTTGAAGTGGCGACACACCATGCTGTAATCGATAAAGAACTTGATTCCGAGCTTAGAGAGCTTAAGGGCGAAGCCTAGGTCCTCGCCTTCAACGACTGCCATCGTCTCTGGGTTACGCTTAAACTGAAAATACGGCTTCTCAAGCTGCGTAAATACTTCGCGTTTAATAAAGAGGCAGCCAGTAGCAAGACCATCGACAAACTCGGTGCCTTGGCTTGGAACTGGCGCCATCTTAAGGCTCTTAGGAGAGCCGTCGTCATTCGTGAACACTCCGTTATAGGCGGTCAAGGACACTGCCATGTCGCCGTCTTGAGCCGGGAGCCACAGCGGATACGGTGCGCCTGCGGCTTGCCATTGATCGCCATGAAGCGTGATCAGGTCAAAAATGTGTTGGGGAGGAACAACGTCCGAGTCTAAAAACCAAAGAACGTCGCAGTCGCTTTCGAGAAAACGCTCGACATACATGTTTCGAGCGTAGTCATGTCCAAAGTAATGAACGCAATCATCGGGAAACACCATCTCGATTTCATCAAAGTAGCGTTCCTTGAGCTCGTTCAAGCGGTATACTTGTCCGTCCGTACGATCTCCGGTTGAGAGGATGCCAAGGTATACTTTAGTCTTTTTCATAGACCGCCTGGGCCTCCTCCTTGAATCGTGTCAGTCGCAAGGGCTTCTTGAACCTTGCGTGGGGCGCCATGGCCTGTAGGCTGTTTACGCATTGGCTGCGGCATCTGCTGCGCAGGTTGTGGAGGTTGGCCTGAGGCGGCTGCCTGCATATTGGCAAGGAGCTGCTTTTGCTGAGCAGCTTGTTGATGCTCCATCCAGTGCTGCATGTAAGCTTGTTGCGTCTGCGGTGGGAGCTCCATCCAGGATGCTTCCTTCATGCGCTTCTCATGCACTTGAATGTGAATCTCGTCGTTATCCCATTGGAGAACGATGGGCTTCTTATTCGGCTGATTCTGAAGGTTATCGAGTTGAGAATTCTCAAGCTCTGCACGCTTCTGATCCGGGCCAATATCGCTATCGAATCCCGTAATACCCATCTGCTGCATGTACTCTGCGCGATTACGTGGGTCGGCAAGGTTCAAGACACCACTTTGAGCTGCTTCTCTGAGTTCTTGCTTCTTAGCCGCCTGAAGCTTCGTAACGTTAGCACCTGCTTCAACAACGACGTTGCAGTTATCGAGAAGGTCGGTGCCAATAAAGTTGTTGATCGATTCGGAGCTGAGCTCTTTATTCTTCTGTTGAAGAAGACGAATGAAGTCGGGGCGTGGCTCTTTATAATACTTGGAGATAATTCTGAGCTGCTTCTTTTGGTCGCTAGTGACGAAACGTTTACGGCGTCCGAGGACCGGGAAGAGTTTACCCATACCGACTTCGTAGAGCATCTCAAGGGCAGATGCTGCGGTGATGCCGTCAGGACGATCACCTTTCAAAATGTCGATAGCACCTGTAATCGTCTTCATGTCTTCCACGCGCTGAGCACGCTCTTGGAAAACAGTTGGATCAACGCCATGCGCTTGAATGACTTGTGGAGGCTGTCCGCCGCCGACATCACGGAAGAAAATTTCTTGGCCCGGACGACCTGTCCATGTGCCGTGGGCAATACCCGCGCTGATTGGGATCAGCTTTTGCGGGATGGCCATAGTCTTACGATTTAAGACGATGACGGAGTCGATTGCGTTGATTTGCTTTTGGATCTCAGCGGCTGCATCGAGTGGGGATTTTCCCCAGAATCTTCCTGGGACGATTTCCCATCGGCACTCGGAGTATGGGTGCCAATCGCCGAGCTCTGGGCCATTATACGGTGAATCTCCTGCATAGAGGCATACCCCGTTGGCGACGACAACCATGCGACCATTTGGGTAGTCTCGTGAAGGGCGTTCATAGTATTCCTTAACGACGGCTGAGTTAATGATATGCTCATCAGAGCCTGAGGAATTGACAAAAGCACCAACGCCTTGGGTCTTAACACCGGACGATTGCTTAAGCTGATGCATGCGCTTAAGGCCACCCTGAAGCACAGTCTCTTCTTTGACCTCGTCAACAAGGCCTGTGTAGCCTGGGCTCGTTTCAGGGTCTTTGCCGTAGACTTCTTTAATCCAAGACAAAGGCTGAACCGAGTACTCCATGATCCAGCGAATTTTATGAATGTCGTTCGCGTTTGGATCGAGGGCGATACGGAAGGGCTCTATAACTTCCGTGTTTACATCGCCGATAGGAATTTCGTCAAAAAGCTGATCACCTGTCTCTGGATCGGTAGCAGGAACTTCCTCAACGCCAATCAGAGCACCTGAATTTGGATCAAACTGAGGCTGCTGAATCATGCGAGGAACTTTAGACATCACGCATTCGGTGGTGTCCCAGTAAGACTTCTTAAAGACAGTGCCGTACATGACCAAGCACGCATCTGCGTACTCGTAGTTCTCTTCTTCTTTAAGGCGAGCCCAGTTCGCTTCTAAGCAGAGGTCTGCAATTTTTGCTGCTTCCTTATCAGCGTGGGTATCGGAGTTTGGATAGACGGTGGAGCGAGGCTGGGTCTTGCCAACGTAAGCTTTGAGCGTCTGGTAAACGTCGAACATGTAGTTCGTCGTTGGGCGCGGGATGTAGTCATTGTTTTTCGTCGTCTCAAGACGAGTCCACATACCACCGGAAGCGGCGTTATTTGAGAAGACAAGCCACTGCTTGCCGTCGATCATCAGGCTGTTGCGTTCCCAGTTATAGGAAAGTTGTGTCTTCTGAGTCGTGTCCTTTTTATAGAAGGACTCGATCATCTCGGCGAGTTGGTCGGTATCATCGTTGGAAACAACGCTGATGTCGAACTGACCCGCTGAGGATATCTTTCCTGATTGGTCGGTAGTGCTAAAACTCATTACCAGCTTTCTTCCACGTTATCGTACGCGCCGGATAAGATCCTGTTCGCTTCGCGCATTTCAGCCTCTTTAGCCGCGTCGTCTTGAGGCATTACTTCTTGTCCATCGAGGATGGCGTTAGCAACGCGGACAGGGAGCGTTTCAATCTGCGTCGGAGTCGGCACAAATACCAACTTGCGAAGATCCGCGATTTGTTCCTGCATTTGCGCAACAACTGCTTCACAGCGTGCTCTTTCTGCTTGAATCAGCTTTTCGTGAGTGCTGCGCAGGATAAACATTAACTTCCAATCCCCAGGCCCTTCTTGATGTTCGCCATGTAATCGGGCTGCTCGCTCATGCCTTTGACAAAGTCGGAAGCAGACTTTTGGTCTGGATCGGGAACATCGTCGGTGTGTCCGCACGTAGGGCAGGTTTTAGGCTTCTTAGAAGCCGAGTCCTTAGCAGCCGAATATCCGTTTGCGACTTTGTCGAAAGGGTTAGCCATTAGACGCCAACGACGATGATGGTTCCAGCAAGGGCGCCCGTGGTGCTAGGATCGCGAAACGAAATAGTCGCGGTGTTGCCTGAAAACGTTGCTGCTGCGGATTGTTGAAGGCCGTCGATGATGACTGCGGAAACTTCGTGAAGACCGTCGGCGGTAATCGTACCTGAGGTGTCGCCCGATGCGACCGTGTACTTCATAAATTGAAGTTTCACTGGTCCAATCGAAATTGGAGGGCGTGCTCTAGTACCGTCTGAAAGATTAGATGCTGCGAATGCCATGATTTTTTCCTTTACGCTTTACCCGGCGCTTAGCGGGAGTTGGTGGGAGGGGTGCTTCTTCGGCTGCGCCAATCGGCAGCCCCGCCCTACTTGTGTTTACGCGTCATCGGTGCGTTACCCCTTACCAATGGGCGACCTGGGGGCATCAAAAAGGAAAAGTTAAGTTAACGTACGGTATTAATAGACGAATTTTTTCAATATTCGTTATTTACGCCGGTATCCTGCCCGTACGTATCACCCCAAGGGTCAGTGACGGCTTTACCGCCAGTCTTGAGATCGTGTAATTCGCGCTGTAATGCCCCAGAAAGGCCGTATTCGTTTCTCTGGTGGGCAGCCCTCTCCTCTTTGCGCGGGGCCTCTGGACGGCTCATAATCGCGTATCTGAGGGCATCGGCGGCATGGTCGTCCTTTTTGACGGGTTCTTCCTTCTGATTGGCTGTGGCGACCTGTCCGGGGGCTAATTCCTTCCAGCGGTACTTTACGAGCTCGTCGATCAGGTTCGTGCAGGTGTCAAAAATATATAAACGGGGTTTATTATGGCGCTCAGAGAGCTTGAGGTACGACTTTACCCGGTCAATACCCGTACTTACTTCGTTATTGGCGGGAATTAGGGACCAATCCTTTGGGATATGGTCAAGGTAGGTCTGAAAATCGCTGTCTTTGCCGCGATTGGCCTTCGTAGACGGGTCAATCCAGATGCCTTCGATCTTATCGGAGCCCACAAGCTGTTTTAAACCAGCCTCGGCGTCGCGACCGTTGACGATTTCGGGGATAATCCACTCACGGTGGTAGAACTCTTTGTAGACCCAGATTGCTCCGTCATAGTCGACAGCGCAAAAGACTGCGGCGGTTGGGTTTGTAAAGCCTTGGTCAAGGCCAATGAAGCGCGGCCACTCGTCTGGGATCTTAAAGGGCTTCACAACATGTGTGTCGCGCCTGAACTCGGTATAGACCTGACCTTGGAAGGCGTCAAAGCTGCCCATGATGTCGCGCTCGATGCGTTCTTTCGAATAGGTCGACAGCATCCCGGCCACGTAGTTAGGTGGCAAGTGCTTATTTTCGGTGGAAGGTGCAATGATGATCTTGTACCAACTCTTCTGTTCTTCGGCAGTTACCAGGCGCTTTCGGACAGGACAGACAAAGTCTTTAAAGCAGTCCTGTTTAATAAAGTATTTATAGACGAAGTCGTGGCCTTTTGGGTTTCCGACAAGAAGCATCTTTCGGAGGCCCTTCTTATTACGAAGACGGCCTTGAAGTTTCAGCATCGCTTCTTCTGAAGTCTGAGATGCTTCGTCAATAGACACGCCCGAGAGATTTAGGGAGTCAAGTTTTCCCGGCTCATCCAGACCCACGAAGTGGAACTTCGCCTCCCCGTTCTGCGATTTGATGCGAAACTGGGCGTCTGCTACGCGTTCCTCAATGAGAAGCTCTTTTGGCAGGATTTCTTTAAACACCTGATATGTAGTTCTGCGAAGTTCCGGCATGAACTGACGGGCGATAACGTATTCGCCGCCGTGGAGGACACCCCAGATGATGTTGATGATACAAAGAATGAGAGATTTGCCCGATCCGTAGCCGCCGTAATACGCGATATACTGCGGAACGTCGCCTGGCGTTAGGCAGAGATCGAGGGCTTGCTTTTGTTTTGGGAGGGGTGAGCGACTGCCGTCTTCCGCTTCGGGGAAGAGGTCGCTCAGATTAATCACTTTTGACAGAAGTCACTTCTTTTCTTGTTTTTGGAGTTTTCTCTCAGCCTTCTTGCGCTGATTGAACTGATGGACGTGGTAAGGGATGTCCACCGTCCGTCCTTTGCGTCTGACTTTGACGATCTTTCGTTTTCGAGACACACCAACCCCTTTCTCTAACCACCATGCTTTGAGGCACAGAAGGAGACAGTTAGAAATCTTCAGAGGTAGCCGTCTTGGATTGATAGCCTATCCCAACCACCGAAGGGACTGCCTGAGTCACAGGCTTAACGCAGGACTAACCTGCAATGTGCTTTGGTCAAAGAAACCGGAAAAGAAGACCTGGAATGTGATGGGTTGCTACTCCCAGCCAGTCCTAGCGCACTATCCAAGATTACTTATCTCGTCACGATCAAATCTAATCCAAAGCGTCCACGTCCTCTGGGTCGCTAGTCCGGTTATGAGGCTCGCTCTAACTCTGGATGATAGATCCGTCCCAGCTTTCGTCCTGGGCGCGTACCTGGTTTATCGTCTTTTACAGGTGAGCAGTCGACTAGAGGACTATGTCCTCACTTATGTGCTACCTAGAGCAGTGAAACCGGAAAAATAATGATAACGTATTGTACGCTAAGGGAAAAAATTACAGTTATGTGTATCTGCTTAAATTGTTAACTGTGAACGGAAAAATGGAACCCAAAAGCTACGATTAGCCACAATATATAAGATACGTTAAAACGCATATATTTGAGATAGCCACTAGCCCTAAATGTCTGGAATTAGGCCGTAAAAAATAGCAAAAAATTATGTGCGGATGTGTATATGGATATATTTTAAATCAAATTCGTCCCCCACCCCACCCCC